CACACAGAAGTTCCAATGGCTGAAGATGTGAAAGATTGGAAGAAAAAACTAACCAATGAAGAAAAACAATTTCTAACACACATCTTCCGTTTCTTTACACAAGGTGATATTGATGTGGCCGGTGGTTATGTGAAAAATTATCTTCCATACTTCCCACAACCAGAAGTGCGTATGATGTTGATGGGCTTTGCCGCAAGAGAAGCACTCCATGTGGCCGCATACAGTCATTTGATTGAAACACTTGGTTTACCAGAGACAACATACAACCAATTCTTAGATTATCAGGAGATGAAAGATAAACACGATTATGTTTTGGATATCTCTAATAAGAATGGTGACCTTTCTAGTACTGCTACTCACATTGCTGTTTTTTCCGCTTTTACCGAAGGTATGCAGCTTTTTAGTTCTTTTATCATGTTGCTTAATTTTCCACGACACGGGAAAATGAAGGGTATGGGTCAGATTGTGACATGGTCTATCGTTGATGAAACAATGCACGCTGAATCAATGATTAAATTGTTCCGTACATACATCGAAGAAAACAAAGAAATCTGGAACGATGAACTCAAAGGCAAGATATATACAATTGCTGAGAAGATGGTTCAATTAGAAGATAAGTTTATTGATTTAGCATTCAGTATGGGTCCTATGGAAGGATTAAGCAATGCTGATGTTAAACAATACATTCGTTATATTGCTGACCGTAGATTGATTAGTCTTGGTCTAAAAGGCATCTTTAAAGTGAAGAAGAACCCATTGCCTTGGGTTGAAGAAATGATTAATGCACCAACACATACCAATTTCTTTGAGAATCGTGCTACTGACTATGCTAAGGGTGCATTATCAGGTAATTGGGGTGATGTTTGGGCTAAAGCAGCTTAAAGGAAAAACATGGGAACGAAAACAATAACAGCAGAGTGTACAAACTGTGAATCGAGCTATGACATGATCTATATGGAAGAATTAGTATCAGAAGAATATCCGGAGTTTTGCCCGTTTTGTGGTGAAACCATCGAATCGTTGTCCGAAGAAGAATATATAGATGAGGATGATGATTCTGATGAGGACAAATGGGAATAAACTGGACATATAAAGATAAAGATTTTACAGAAGATTTAATTGGCGACAATTATGGATTTGTGTATCTCATAACAAACAATGTAACAAATAAAAAATACATTGGTAAAAAATTCTTCTATTCTTCAAAAACAAAACAAGTAAAAGGCAAGAAAAAGAAATTTAAAGTTTCTTCCGACTGGCAAACTTACTATGGTAGTAATGAGGAATTGAAAAAAGATGTTATAATGCATGGACAAGAATTGTTTAACCGAGAAATCATACATCTATGCAAAAGCAAAGGTGAATGTGGTTATCTTGAGGCCAAAGAACAATTTGTGAGTGGTGCTCTGGAAACAGATGACTATTACAATTCTTGGATTATGGTAAGAGTAAGAAAGTCCCACATTAAAGGTTTGCAATGTTAGAGTACTTGAAAGATATTGAGGAATATGATACTTTGTTTTTTATGCCTCACCCGAATGTGGACATACACATCCAATCAAATATGTACAAAAATCCAGGAACACCAGTAGATGTTAGCCCTATTGGGCCAAGTTGGCATGTTTTGTTGTTTACCTGCAACGAAGAAACCGATACATTGGAAAACCTGGATGCATTTGATGCTGTTCTGAGTGATCCAAGAGAGTATATCTCAACATTAATACCACAAGGTTGGTTTGGAATAGTTGCCAAGAAAACAACTACATCCAATTCTTTTATATCAGATGCGCTTGACAAGATCAAGAGTATGGTGTAAAATACAATTTTTGAAGCAGAAAGTTTATTATGATTCTCGTTGACCTTAACCAGGTATTATTGTCTGGATTGATGGCACAAATTGCCAGTCAAAAAGGTGTTAAGTTGGAAGAAGGTCTTATCAGACATATGATCCTGAACATCATCAGGACGCATCTAAAGACATTCCGCAAAGAATATGGTGAGGTTGTACTCTGTAGTGACAACCGCAAGTACTGGCGCAAGGAATTCTTTCCCTTCTACAAGGCCGGCCGCAAAAAAACAAGAGAAAAATCAGACCTTGATTGGCACATGATTTTCGATATGCTTTCTAAATTCAAACAAGAACTCCGAGACAACTTTCCATATAAAGTGGTTGATGTTGAGGGAGCAGAAGCGGATGATATCATTGGTACACTTGTACCTCGCCATATCATGCATGAAAACATCCTAATTATCTCCAGTGACGGTGATTTTCTACAATTACAGATGTATAATGGTAGAAGTGAGTTTACTGTCAAGCAATACAATCCTGCACAAAAGAAATTCATCATTTCGGAAAATCCAGTAGCTGAACTGAAAGAAAAAATCATTCGTGGCGATAAAGGTGATGGTATACCGAATGTACTGTCAGTGTCAGATTGTTTCGTGCGTGATATTCGTCAAACACCAATCAACAAAAGTAAATTTGACAAATTGATGGAAAAAGATTATGGTGAATGGGAAGATGAGAATGCTAGAATTGGTTATTCTCGTAATCAGACACTGATTGACCTCAGAAATATACCAGGTGATATCAGAGAGAAAATCATAAATAGTTATGAAGAAACTAAACCGGCCCCCAAAGGTAAAATTTTGGATTATTTAATTGCCAACAAACTGAGAAGTTTAATTGATGTTATTGAGGAATTTTAATGAAAACGCTATATGAAGTATTTGATGAATTTGAAACTTGTCAAAATAAAAAAGAGAGAATGGATGTTATTGGCCAAAATCTCACACAAACACTAGTTGATGTTTTTAAATTGACATATCATCCCGATTTTCAATGGAAAGTAAAAGAATTACCTGATAACTACAAAGTACCAACTGATATGTTACCTGGTATCACACATGATAGTCTAGCACACCAGTTGCGTAGACTGTACATGTTTCAAGAAGGCAATCAGACAGCTGAAAACTTGACAGATAGAAGAAGAAACGAACTATTGATTCAGATGTTAGAATCAATTGAACCAAGAGAAGCGGAAATCTTATTGGGTATATTCCAAAAAGATTTGGGAGTAAAAGGGTTAGATTACAAATTTGTAAAAGAGGCATTTCCAGACCTTCTACCATAATGGACAAAGAAAGAATTATTGTCGTATCCGGCGAATTTGATCCTATCTCTTATAATGAATTTAAACTATTGAAAAAGTGCAAGTCAAAGTGTGATTGGCTTGTTGTCGGCGTCCATTCTGACGCTTACATGAAGTTACTCAAGGACGGCTTCAAAAATACACACGACCAAAGAAAAGAAGTAATAGAAAGTTTTCCATTTGTTGATGAAGTATTTACATTCAATGATATGGACGGAACATCATGCAATTTGTTGAAATTAATTAAAATGTGCTACCCAATGTCGAATATAATCTATGTGTCACAAACAGACATAACAAATATGCCAGAATCTCGTATTCGTGGTATAACCTTTGAGACTATTAAATAAGGAGTTAAATTAAAGTGTCAAAATTTTCAGGTAAGTTTCGTAATTATGACGATGATGATAATTTCAATTTTCAATCAAGAAAAAAGAAAAAAGAACAACAAAAAACCACAAGAAAAAAGTCTAATTATGATGATTATGATTATTTCATGGGTAATGAGGATTATCAAAAACCTGGTAGAAGAAAAGCAAGACAGTTTGGTTAACCCCTAGTGTTGTTTTCATGCAACACACATATTGACAAATATCCTGAATAGTGTATAATACACTCATTCGTTGGAGAAATTTTATGATGTTCTATGTACGCCCACCCAAGTCAAAGGCCAAAAAAGTGCCTAAGGCTAAACTCGAGCAGTACGAAAAATGGTTGCAATCACACCAACCAACAAAACCCCTTAAAATCCAAAAAACCAACAATGCATTGACTGGTTATAAGCTGTCAACACCTGTTGGCCGTGAAACCAAACAATACAAATCGTTAAATACTGGTGAAACCGGTGCAACCAAAGCTGCACCAAAGGTTTACACTGGCACAAACATGCTTGGCATTGCAACAATGCACAAGTCCAACGCTGTTCCTGTGTTTAACAGTGAATCAGCTGTAGAAATTTCAAACATGAGGCGTTAAAATGAGTAAAAAATTAAGTTTTGTTGTAAAATTACAACGACCGGTGTGTCGTACACCAATCAAACCTGTGCAAGCGCATAAAAATGTCGCAAAATTTAGTCGTAAAAATGATAAAAAAGAGATTTTGTCGCAAATCACTGAGCTAGGAGCGTAAAATGTCGCAAAATACTGAGCTAAAAGAAGTACCGATTGACTGGAAACCTTTGGATCAAGTTATTCGTGAATGGGCAGTCATGTCCCAATTCGAAAAAGATCAAGATTGGTACAAAAAACTGAAGGAACAGCACGAATGAGCAAAGTTTACAACTACGAAGATATTTTTGAAGATATTCCTGGCGATCCCGACAACATTTTGCTAAAATTTCCACCGGAAATGTTGGAAGAAACCGGCTGGAAAGAAGGCGACACGATTAATATTGAACTTGTGAACGGAAGTTTACATATTTCAAAAAAAGATGTTGCAGAAAAACAACTCAGCCTTGATTTTTGATTATTTGTGTGATATAATAGAGTTATCACACAGGAGTTTTTATGGAATTAATTGAATCTAAATCGTTGCTAGCCAAATTGATGGCTACAGAGAACCTAACGATTGAACAGCGGCCAGTACAAACAGCATCCTTTGATGTTCGCAACCGTGTTTTGACTGTACCCGTACTTGACAAGAATATTTCAAATGAAATTTATGACCTGTTCATGGGACACGAAGTTGGTCATGCTCTCTACACTCCAGTGGAAGGAATGGTCAAGGCCAGAGAATTAAAATTAAATGGTGATGTAACCAATGTGGTCGAAGATTCCCGCATTGAACGAAAAATCAAATACAAATATCCGGGTCTCAAAAATTCTTTTGTCAGAGCTTATAAAGAGCTTATGGACAAAGATTTCTTTGGTGTTAAAGATTCTGATATCAATAAATTAAATTTCTTGGATCGAATCAACCTTCACTGCAAAGGTGGAGCAGCATTGCGTATCCAATTCAATGATGTTGAGCGTGGTTTGCTTGGAGAAGTCGAAACTACCGAAACCTATGATGATGTAATCGAAGTATCTAAAAAGATTATCGAATACATGAAAAAGCAATTGGAAGAAGAACAACGCCTTAAAGCTATTAAAGGTAAAGGTGAAGATGATGGTGATGATGGTGATGGTGAAACTGATGAAGATGACTTCTTTAATGCTGAAGAAGAACCGACATATTATTCTTCCGATGATAAAACAGATTCTGGTGAAGAAGTAAAAATTTCCGGTTCAAAAAATGATGAAGATGGTAATACAGGTCTTGAAGAAAAGATTAAGTCACACACAGACGAGTCATTCCGCAAGAATGAAAAAACATTGTTTGAAACTAATCCTGGAACATATGCTTATGCCAACATTCCAGAAATAGATACGAAACGAATTTTTGACTATAAAGATTTGTGGAAAAAATACAAACAAGAATCTCATACCGTTTGTACCGAATCGTACATAAAAATTCGTAATGAAAGTAACAAGGTTGTTTCATATCTCGTTAAAGAATTCGAAATGCGTAAAAACGCCGATCAATTGAAGCGTGCTTCGGTTGCAAAAACTGGTGAACTGAATATGAGTAAAATATATTCATATCAATTCAGTGAAGATATCTTCAAAAAGATTACGGTTGTGCCCGGTGGTAAGTCACATGGCCTTGTGATGTTCCTTGATTGGTCTGGTTCGATGGTTGAACATCTTGGTAACACCGTCAAACAACTAATCAACCTCACATTGTTTTGTAAGAAGGTAAATATTCCTTATGAAGTGTATGCTTTTATTGAGGATCCTACATCCGAAAATTATATAAAACCAAGCAATAAAAAAGGTGATCTTTCATTTAGAGGTTTTGGCCTTTGCAATTTATTGTCCAGTAAAATGACAAGTGCAGAGTTTACCTATGCAGCTTCTGGTCTTGTGTATATGTCTGGGCTTTCGAAAATTAGTTCCAGAGCAGGTTATACTCCACACTGGTTGTCTATGAGTGGTACACCTTTGAATGAAGCAATTATTTGTTCGATGGCAATTGTTCCTGAGTTTCAGAAAAAGTATAAACTGCAAGTTGTTAATACCATCTTTTTGACAGACGGTGAAGGCCGTGAACTCCGTGACATTGTTGATACAGAAGATGGTTACTACAGAGCAAACCGTACCAAAGCAGAAACTCTTGTGATGCGTGATCCGATTACCAAGAGACAAGAATCGTTCAGCACAAGAGCATCATATGGTTCTGGTTTGCAAACCAAAGCTTTGATAAAGTTGTTGAGAGCAAGAACCAATTCCAATGTAATTGGATTCTATGTTATTTCTGGTCGTGACTTTGGTCGTAAATTGGTAGAATGGTTTCCAAAACAAACCAATCACGAAGAACTCAAAGCGGATTTCCGTAAAAATAAATTTATGGTCCTCCAGAACAGTGGATATAATGAATATTATATTTTACGATCAAATGGCCTAGATACAGAAGAAGATTCAACTTTTGAAGTAAAAGAAAATTCAACCTTCAGGGGTATTGCATCGGCTTTTGCAAAATACAATGGCAACCGAATTAGTAGCCGTGTTGTATTAAATCGTTTTATTGGGTTAATAACTTAAAAAGGAATTAAAATGGAAATGTATTCAGAATTTTTTAATGGTGATAGAAAATCAACCATGACACGCAAAGAACATGGCCTTATGACAAGCTGGATTGTTGAAATGTATATTAATGGACGCATCGTTCAAAAAATAACATTGAGTGATGAACTCAAGGCTAAATCTTTGGCAGAAAATTTTATCAGTATTGATGGTCAAGCAGTACAAACATTGCTCAGCGAATTTGTATGAAAATCGACAAACAGACTAAAGAGGTTTTCTGTATTGCACAGGAAGAATGTGCCGAAGTTACACAAGCCATTTCGAAAATATTCCGATTTGGTTTTGATTCGGTACATCCTGTAACGCAAAAGACAAATCAACAAAGTCTGGAAGAAGAAGTTGGTGATTTACTGGCAATGGTTGACATTATGATGGAAAAGTGTATAATATCAGATTCTAATGTTAATGCCGCCCGTCAGGCAAAAAAAGAGAAACTTAAAATTTGGTCAAGCATTGAGGTGTAAAATGGAATATGATTATGTACGATTTGAACAACTGATACAAAACCTTTTAGAGGACATGTATTATGATCCAGATGACTTGACTATTGGTGAAGATATCTCACACATACCTGAAGTCAAAATAATCTTTGATGGTTATGGTGATTTGGAAGATGAGGATGAAGATGGTGAATATCGTTACACCGAAGGTGGTAACACCAATATGGAATCGTATGCAATCTTTCTACACAAAGACTCTTTGACCGAAGAATTTGTATTTCCGCCGCATGATGTATATGCTTTCACTTTTGGTTCAATGTTACAACACCGACCAAAAGAAGAAGTGTGTATCTATGCATGGCATGATGTTGAGAATGGTACTTGGGACATTCTTCCATTGGAAGATAGGTTGTCCGAAGATAACTCAATGAACGAAGAAGATGTTATGAAAATTTTGGAAGGCTTGTATGTCAAATATTATGCATAAATTGATGGACAAGATTGGCCGTTATCGGTTGATTTTAGATAGAGTGACAAAAGAACCGTACATGCATCGGTACTATTTGTTTCTCAAAGATCGTAAATGGTTTCCTTTTAATGTGGTATTGCACAAGATTGTAAAATCGGATGAACCTATTTTCCATGACCATCCATGGCCATTTATGACCGTGATTATCAAAGGTGGTTATTGGGAACACACACCAGTCTTGGACGATAATGGTAGACAGATTGCTGACATTACACAATGGCGTGGTCCAGGTTCAATCATCAAGCGTGGTTCAAAAGAGTATCATTGGTTGGAACTTCATAACAACGAACCAGTAACCACATTGTTCTTCATGGGTCCACAACTCCGTGAATGGGGTTTCCTCAGAGACAAGTGGATACATAATGAAGAATACTTGAAACAAAGATTGGCAAAATGAGTGATGAACAGGTGATGGCCATGTACGAAAAATTGAAACAACATTTCGGTGATAAACTGCCGGACCCGGAACATCAACCAATGCAATTTGCATACTTTGTGAAGATATACAAATATTATCATGGAGGTACAATATGAGTAGATTGGTAGATGCGATAGAAGAATTGGGTCGTTACATGAGAGATCCACGCATGGATGGTTTTTCATCTTTTGCGGCCAAACAAAAAATATATCAAGTTCTATGGGAATGTGAAAAGCAATTGAAAGATTCACCAACATACTCTATAGAGGAAGAATGGCTTAATGAGAATCGAAAACAGAATTAAAGAGTATCATATTCAACAAAGGCGGTTGCAGGATCGCCGTCAAGAAGAACATGTACAAGAGAAAAGAATTCTTGAAGAAAAACGCAAAGAAAGAATTCGTCAAATTAATAAACATCGTGTAGATGTATACGCATAAGAATAAAAAATGGGAATAAAATTTGGCCAAGGAATCAAAATAGGTACTGGCGTAAGTTTAGGTAACACATTGGCTGGCCAAAGTGTTTACACAACACCAGGAACATATAGTTGGACAGCTCCAGCAGGAGTGACTAGTGTTTGTGTTGTTTGTATTGGTGGTGGTGGCGGCGGCCATTGGGGTCTTGGTTATAATAATAGAGGCCTCGGTGGCGGCGGCGGTGGAGGCCTTGGCTGGAAAAATAATATATCAGTAACTCCCGGTGTATCCTATACCGTAGTTGTCGGTGCGGCCGGCATTTCCGACACTGGTTTAGGTACTGGTGGTACAGATGGTGGTGACAGTTACTTTATTGATGCAGCAACGATAAAAGGTGGCGGAGGCAAAAAAGGTATAGGAAATACTGCCGGTGGGCTTGGTGGTAGTTATGTTGGTGATGGTGGTGGCAACGGCGGCGCAGGCGGCACATGTACTGCAAACTTTAACGGCGCCGGAGGCGGAGGCGCCGGAGGTTATTCCGGCACCGGTGGCCTCGGCGGTTCTCGGGGTGCTGGAAATAGTGGCTTTGGTGGTGGTGCCGGCGGCGGCGCTGGTGCAAATAACATTGGTGGTGGCGGTGGAGGTGGAGGCACTGGATTAAATGGCCAAGGCGGCAGTGGTGGTGGCGGTGTTCATGGAGTAACGGTAACTCTTGCTGGCGGCGGAGGATCAGGTGGTGCTGGTGGCAATTCTGGTAAAGTTCAAAATCTTGATAGTTGGGCCGGCGGCGGTGGCAACTATGGTGGTGGATCGGGTTCAGTTGCCTACAATACTGGTGGAGAATTCTTTGTAGGATCCGCAGGCTCGGGTGCTGTTAGAATTATTTGGGGTCCAAACAGAGAATTTCCTTCATTCAATACAGGCGTTTTTTAAAATTATGAGCTCAAGTGATTGGTCGTTTATATTATTTGTTTTCCTTTGTTTCTTTCTTTTCTCTGGTGAACCAGATGTATGGGACAAGGCTCACGAATACACAATGAAAAAATTCGAAACAAATCCATGAAATACATCTGGATGGCCATCAAGACCGCAATGCTATTCATATGGTTCTATGCAATGCTTATGATATTAATTGTTATTGTCGGCATGACATACGGTGGCATCAAAGAACTTTTAAAATAACCTTTGCCGTTTTCAAGCGCTTCCGGGATTGACTTTCACACAGAGACATGATATAATACATCATGTCTTTTTTATTGGAGAAACCATGTTGCAACTGAGCAAAGTCGATTCGAAAAACCTCGAAACCCTTCTTACCCTTACCGACCAATTCGAATTTGATATTACCAAAAAGTTACGGTCTAATATTGACTGGGACATGGTATTTTCGGTTATACAATCCTATCGAAGCACTTACAACGAAAACATGTTAAGGTTTGTCAAATCACACCTTATTAGCAAAGCCATTCAGAAGTACTCAAATGGTTACATGAATTATGTTAATCAGACAGGATATGATTTTGTCACCAGTGACAACATTAAGATTGAGTTGAAGACTGGGCTCAAAATCTTTCAGAAAAGAAAACAACAAACGAGCGATATCATTATCAGTAATACACAAGGAGAATCTACGGACACTAAAGTGTTTGAGAAGACCTTTGATTATCTGTTGATGGTTGAACCTGGTATGGCGGGTGTTACCAGTTGGGAAAAGATGCGCCCATACATTAAACCCCGAGGTGACTGTTTCAAAGCACAGATACCAATGTCGGAGATAGAAATCTTCAAGGTAGAACATTCTGTGGAAGATTTCAATTTTGACCTTTCAGATAGAATCGAAGAAGCCTTAGATAAGGCCTTACTGGATATCGAAAAGAAATTTAAAAAAATCAGAAGTAAATGAAAACCTTTGTGATTGCGGGAACTAAACATGAGGCAGATTACTGGATCATAAACGATCTCAGTAAAAGATATCCATCCAACACTTCAATTAGTATGTCGGATTATGTGTATGTGAGCAGTCCAGAAAAATTAAAGAGTATCAGTGATCCACATGGTGTATTCGTTGGTACCTGGTATGAAAGGTCAGATATGCTAGAAGTGATACAGACGCTTAGGCATCGTACACGGGTGAGAAATGAAAAACTGAATATAATAATGGATTTGTATATGCAATATAGATTGGGGGTTGACACATGAACGAACGAATTAAAGAACTTGAAAGACAGGCGACAGAGACAGTGAAGTGTGGACTAAACGGTACTTCTACTACTGAAAGTTTCAATCGTAAAAAGTTTGCTGAGTTGATTATTGAGGAATGCCTGCTTATGTGTGATTGTGCTGAAGCATCATTACTAGAACACTCCTATCCAAGAGAATCCGATGGGGCGGCAAGTGTTAAAATATTTATCAAAGAACATTTCGGAGTTAAAGAATGAACGAACGAATTAAAGAAATGGCTAAATTAGCGCAAATGCGGGCTGAGTGGATGACACCTCAGGGATTAGAGTGGTTTGATAACTTCAAAGAACAATTCACCAAGTTGATTGTGCGGGAATGTATGGCGTGTTCTACTTGGGTCGGCAAGAATAATACTAATACTGTTGAACCAATGCACACTGCTCAAGCTATCAATCAGCGTATCACACAACATTTCGGAATAGCGGAGCGTGAAGAATGAACGAACGAATTCGAGAACTTGCTGAACAGGCTGGCTACGAAAAAGATATGTTTGGCATTGGACACTGGGATATGCCAGAGTGTAAAAAGTTCGCCGAGTTGATTATTCGGGAATGTGCCGAAGTTGGTTCTAAATTCAGTCAAGCACATCCTTTAGATATTCAATATCAAATTAAAAGGCATTTCGGAGTTAAAGAATGAAAATAATTTTTAATGTATACAATCCATGGAGTGACACTTGGGCTATCCTCTGGAACAAAAGTAAACTTCTTGGTAAGAACAAGGCCGTGGAATTCAATGGTTATCGCACCAATCACATTGTCAATGTAGATTTTCAATTCAACCCTGTAGGTGACCACGCTGGTGCAAGTATCATGCTGGGTCTATTTGGTTATGATGTTGAACTGCACTTCTACGACACACGGCACTGGAACTACCTTACCAACACCTGGGAGTCTCACGAATGAAAGATGTAGATGTACAGAGAACCATAGAGAACCTTGAGAATGTTCTGAGAAAAGATTTTTATGTCTATGCATACCTGAGAGAAGATGGCACACCCTACTATATTGGTAAGGGTAAAAATCGTAGAGTTTTTAATAAATCCAACAGAACTACACCGGCACCACCAAAAGACCGAATTCTAATAATATTGGAAAACCTCACAGAAGAACAGGCTTTTGCAAATGAAAAGGATTTCATTGCATGGTACGGCCGTAAAGATAATGGTACTGGTATATTGAGAAACCTTACTGATGGTGGTGAAGGACCCTCTGGTGCATTAGTGTCGGAAGAAACCAGAAAAAAATTATCAGAAGGTAATAAAAGAAGATTGATAACGGGTTGGACCAAGGGTAGTAGACATACAGAAGAAACTAAGAAAAAAATCAGTGCATCAATGAAGGGTCAAATCCCTTGGAATAAAGGGAAAAATAAAAGTTACTAAAGTACTTTTAGTTAGGCTTCGGAAACCGGTTCCGAAAAAAATTTAGAATCCTCAGAAACCGGCCCAGAAAATAAAAAATAGGAAAAAAGAGTTTGACCAGGTGGAGCTTTTTTATTATATCGCATCCCCATGGCGCCCCCATCCCCTACGCTTACAGTCACCAGCCCAGCCAGCAACACACACCAGCCAGCTGGCGACCAAAAAAAAGGACTGGGAGCACAGCTCGACCAGTCCTATAAAGCAGCACGGTTTTCAGTGCTATACCTATTCCTTACGCTAGCGCTTTACGCCGCCACAGCCAACCGAATAACCTTTGCCATTTTCCGACCGTGGGCAGGATAACCGATAACGGCCACCGATTTGTCATAGCAAGCACGGCAACCAGAGCACTTACCGACAAGCTCATATGCGTGGCAGAGCGTAACACCAGCAGGCACATTGGACGCATCCGGCAGGATGGTGCTACCATGGACGCCAG